CACCTCGACCACCTTGGAGGTGACCGACGCTTCAATGTTCGATGAGTCGGACACCATTCGCGTGGCAGGCATCAAAGGTTACATCAACGGCGAAGAGAGCCAACCCAGCACGGAGGATCTGATGTTGCATGTGATCGGGGCCAGCGACTCAAACGGCCAGCCGGTAGTCTATGCAGTGAACGGCCTCAAGGCCAGTGACGGACAGCCCACCATGCTGCCGGCCATCGCTCAGGATACGGTATTGATTCGTTTGGGCAAGGCCTGCGCCGAGCTGGATGCCCAGACCGCCGTATTCTCCAATATTCCGACCCCGGAGACGCAGTATTGTCAGAACTTCATGATGCAGGTTGAGCAGTCCACCTTCGACAAAATCGCACTCAAAGAGGTGGATTGGACCTTCAGTGATCTGGAGGAGGACAGCGTCTATGACATGCGTTTGGGTCAGGAGAACTCCTTCCTGTTCGGTGTCAAGGGCAAGATCAAACATCCGCGCAAGAAGAACAACACCTGGTTCACCGAGGGTATTTGGTGGCAAGCTGGCAAGGACATCACGCTCGGCACCTGGGACAGTGAGAAGAGCGAAGCGGTCGTTTCGGACGATGAGCTGGTAGATCTGGCGAAGGATCTCTTCACCGGCACCGGCGTGGGCAACAAACGCAAGGTGCTCTTCGCTGGCTCAAACCTGCTGGCTGCCCTGAGCAAAATCACCTCCGAAAAGTTCCGCCTGAAGGAGAGCGTAGAGGTGTGGAACCTCAAATTCAAATCCTTCGACACCGACTTCGGGGAGGTACTGGTGATGCATCACGAGCTGTTCGACCAAAATGGCATGGCCGACTACGGATTGGCCATCGACCCCACCTACCTGACCAAGAAGGTACACATCAACTGGGAACGGAACGTTCTCGATCTGAAGAGTGCAGGTATCCGCAATACCGATGCCACTGTATTGCGGGAGGTGTGCTGCCTGTATCTCCGTTACAAAAAAGCCCACGCGCGTATCAAACTCGCAACGGCCTAAACGAAGTTCCTTTCTCTTGTGCGAGCCCCTTCCCAACAGTGGGGAGGGGCTTATTTGATACCATTCAACCCAAAACAGACTATGAGAATCAAATACAAAAGCCATTCCGACATCTCGTTCAATATCCGGATCGACGGCAAGCGTCGTCACATCCGTTTTGAATCACTCTCCACGGGAGGATCGATCTATATCACAAGCGATCCGCAGGAGATCGAGCAGCTCAACCACCATCCCGACTGTGGAGTATTGTTTACGGCCGAGCTCCTCGAGTCCACCCCCAACGAGCTCCCCGCATCGGATCCAGCCATCGAGACTCCCTCTAACGAGTCCGAAGCGCAGAGCTATGCTGAGGTGACCTCCTTGTCCGATGCCAAACACATACTCAAAGAGCGAGGCGTGCCAACCACACAGCTGCGCACCCGTGCCAGCCTACTCGAGGCTGCCAAAAATCAAGGTATCTCCTTCCCCAATTTACTGTAGCCATGCAATATCTGCTCGAAGGCATCCTCTCCGATGTGCGCATAGCGCTGGACGAAAACGAGATGACGGCCGATCTGATTCGTGACATCAACACACTATCGCTCAACGACATCATCCGCCAAAAGGTCGTCGATGCCGTTCGTACCGTGTCGCTCAACGCCTCAGCCGATCTGATGGGAGATGCCCCCTCCATCGTCTCGGAGATCACCTGGAGAGGGAACGTCGCTACGCTCCCCCTGCCCGACGACTTTTTACGCTTGGTGATCTTCAAGATGAGTGATTGGACCATTCCGGTGTTGGCTGCCATCACCGACTCTTCGCCCACCTATTTGCAGCTGCAGTGCAAATGGGCCGGCGTGCGAGGCAACGACGAGCGGCCGATTGTCGCCGTCGTGCAATCCCCCGAAGGCTACCGACTGGAGGCCTACGGCTCAAAAGATGAAACCGCCCAGATTGAAATAGCCAAATACAACCCGGTACCGCAAATCGAAGAGAACAAAATCTCCTTCTGTAAGCTGCTCTATCCGGCAGTCATCTACCAGACGGCGGGATTGACGGCAACCACCTTCGGCGAGGAGCGGGCCACCACACTGATCGAACTGTCTAAATCCTATTGGACCAAATAAACCATGCCAACAGCCAAAGTAAGAATCGGAAACGATGTCCGTTTGGTCTGGGCTCTTTACAGCGCCGACCAACCGCTCTCCTTCGACAACTGTTCAGAGATCGAAGTAGAACTGTATTGCAGTCGTAAACAGCTAACCATCAAGCCGGACTACACCATCAGCGGGAATAAGATTATCATACTCTTTCCCGCTATCAGTCAGCAGACAATTGGAATCTGGGATGCCAGGCTGCGCTACAAGCAGCCCAGCCTGGCCGACCCCGACACTCTGCTCACATACACTCATAACACTTGCGCCGTCTTTGAGTTAGTCGAATGCTCTTCTGAGGCCAACGACATCGGCACCGATTACGTGGATGAGCAGGGCAACAGGATTACCATCTCTTCAGTTTACATCTCCTCCTCGCTGGATCGCATCACCTCGGCCGACGAGTGGATACTCGTCCAAGCCCGAGATTACACCGATCAACGGGAGCAGATCATCCGTCAGGACTTTGCAGCGGCCGATCAGGTGATTTTGAACTCTGCAAAAGCCTATACGGATGAACGAGAAGAGGTCATTCGTCAGGACTTCGCCCAGGCCGACACGGTGGTTCTCCAAGAGGCACAAACCTACGCCGATCAAGGAGATAGTACCACCTTAGCCAATGCCAAAAACTACACTTTCCAACGCGAAGAGAGCATCCGGGCCGATTTCGCCACTGCCGATCAATATGTATTGTCACAAGCCAAAGAGTATGCCGATACCGTCAAAGATTGGAATGACGAAGACAACCGCAAAAAGATCTGGACCGGCTCTCAAGACGAATATGACGCTCTTCCTACCAAAGACCCAAACACCATCTACCTGACCGACGACCATGCGGTAACTGTCACCCCGACCTCTCTGTCGTTCTACGTCGATCAAACCTCTAGAACGCTAACCATCAACTGTGAGGCCAACGATCAATGGGTTGTAACGCCAGAGCTGCCCGACGATTGGCAGGTCTCACCGCTCTCGGGAACCGGTCCGGGAACCATCACCGTAACCGCCACCGCAAACAACACCTCCACTCCACGCAACGGATCGCTGTCCATCTCTATCGGTGGGCTTTCGATCCAAGTCCCCTGCGATCAAGATGGCATACCTGAAAGAGACACCTTCCACCTGATACTAAACGACGTTTCTCACGATCAAGGGATTGTCAGAGTCATGACAAGAGACGGAGAACCAGTGCAGGACTATTTAGAAATTAATGGTGTGGCAGGAGGGAAAGACCTTCCAGAAACACCTTGGTCAATACTGATGCTTCCCGGGAATACTGACGGCCAGACCTCTGTGGGGGGAGCCGTAGATAGTGCGAGAATTTTGTCGGTGAATAAGGATTACACAGGTTCGTATAAGGGAGAGATTGCCGATTACACTTGGGATAACTTCTGAAAAACAAAATGATATGGCTATTTATATAGGTGACAAAAATATTACTGAGGTAGCGGCTGGTAACGCTTTGGAATCTGCAAAGCAGTATGCCGATCAAGGCGACGCTTCGACCTTGACGCAGGCCCAAACATACACCAATGAACGAGAAGAGAGCATCCGGACAGATTATACTGAGGCCGATGCTACAACCCTGCAAAGCGCCCAAGCGTATGCCGACAACAATAAGGTGGATAAAACCGATATTGGCGTTGCCGGCGGTGTGGCTGAGCTGGATGAAAATGGATTAATTCTCTCCTCTCAGCTCCCATCCTATGTGGATGATGTCTTGGAGTACGACTCTCTGGGTAGCTTCCCGGCCTCTGGCGAAGCTGGGAAAATCTATGTAGCCAAAGACAGCAACCTCACCTATCGGTGGAGTGGATCGGGATATGTGGAGATTTCGCCCTCCTTGGCTTTGGGGGAGACCTCCTCAACAGCCTACCGGGGGGATCGGGGCAAAACAGCCTATGACCACTCGCAGATCAAAAGCGGAAACCCCCACGGAACCACATTCGCCAGCCTGCCGGACAAGCCCAATGCCCTGCCTGCAAACGGTGGAAACGCCGACTCCTTCACAGACCAGGCCGGAACCGGCAACAAAAAGATCTGGACCGGAACTGAAGATGAACTCGCCCTAATCTCGTCTCGAGACGCAAATACCATCTATTTGGTCTTCAAAAACGAGTCGGATTTTCTGTCGGTATCTCCCACCACCCTCTCCTTCTCTGGCATGCCGGAGGATCGCAGCATTCAGATCAAATGCAACCCTTCACTCCAATGGAGCATCAACACGCTCCCCGAGGGGTGGACCGCCTCGCCGAGTTCAGGCGTCGGTCCCGCCACGGTAACCATCCACGCAACAAAATCCGAGACAGCCTCTGAGGGATCGATCTCCGTCAGCGGTGGAGGCATGACCGCAACGGTGAACTACACGCAGGCCGCATTCCAACGTCAAACCGTCTATTTGGTATTGGTCAAAACTCAAAACGGATGTAACGTCATCCTCTCCTTCAGTCGGAATTCCGTGGATCGTCCTGTAGAGGCCGCTTCAAATGTCAGCTTCATGTACGACTCCGCCACCCACACCACAGCTTACGAATACACCATCGAAAAGGGCAGAACGCTATGGGGGACCAGTGTTACGGACTACATCGAGCAAGGCACACCCTACCCGGAAAATGCTTCCATCTGGTTTGAGGGCGAAAATCCCCAGGATGAGCTTTACACCTATGAAATTGGAGATACACTGACACAATAATGATCATCATCGGGACCAATAATATCGCCGCTGCATACGTAGGCGCAACGGCTGTCGAAAAGGCCTATATCGGGAATAACCAAATCTATCCCAATACGTCGTTGGGTCTCTCTGCCTCGGAGCTACAGTTTGCTGCTGCGGGGCAGAGCCAGACGTTGAATGTCGTACTGGCAGACAATGCCTCGTGGCAGGTAACGGCACCCGACAATTGGCAGGTCTCACCGCTCTCGGGCACCGGCCCGGGGACCATCACCGTCACCGCTGCAAACAACACCTCCACCAACACCCGCTCTGGCACGCTGACGCTATCCAGTGAGCAGCATACAGTCTCGTGCGCCCTTACCCAGGAGGCGGGAGCCAAAGTATTTTCGGAGGTGACTATATCTGCGTTTAGTTACCCGGACATATTGGCCAAGGGAGGGTCTGTCGCCCCGAAACTGAACTATACGCAGACCTGGACCTGGAACGCTGTTGCCGGAAGTGGAGGAAACATAACCTCTGGAGCCACGGTGGTCTATGCGGGCAATGCAGTGGACACGAAAGGCAACGTAACAGCCCCCTCTAAAGAGCTGGCGATCTCCGACCGGTCCATGGTTACTACCGCCTCGGTCACTGTCACCCTGAACGGCAAATCAACAACCGCCCAGGCTGACATTTATCAAGAGGCCAACACCCGTACGTTGACCTCGGTTGAAATTCGACAAAATGGGGGTGGAGCGGATCTCACAACGCAGTTCTCAGCAGCCGGAGGATCGGGTTATTACGCTCCTTATGGCACCTACACCTATAACTCGGGCAGTACGAAATGGGTGGAATTGGAGACCCAAACCTCATTGAGCAGTTGGTCTGTCGATCAGTCGTGGATCACCCTTTCTGCTCATCCAACTTATGGATGGACGGTCATTGCCAAAGCCGAAAATCGAGGCACAACCGCAGGAAATCAAAGAACAGCTACACTCAAACTGTCTGTAGGCAGCTTATCGGATAGTATCATCTTGACCCAGGAGGCTAATACCAGATATGATAAACGCACAGTATTACATTGTGATAATTTAGCTGGACCTACTTCAAAAACGGTTAGTGCAGCAGGTGGTGAAGTCTTCTTATCAGTAGAATTAATCAGAGGATTCTCATCAGGAGCGGAAGGAGATCCTTATGATGTAACTAATTCTTCAAACATAACTATCACTGGCACTGGATTTTATATTCAAAGTGGTAGATTAATTGTTAGTAGTAGAGGTACAGAAATAGGACCAATAAGGACAGGTACATTAAAAGCTACCTGGAATGGACTTACTTCTCCTGATACAATATGTACGCAAGAAGCAAACGAACAGAAACAAACCGCTTGCAGCATTGAAATCGACCAGGATTATCAAGATCCGTTGGGGTACAATAACACCAATGTTCCTGCAGCTGGAGGACGAGTATGTATCGTTGGGGTACGTCATTACTCTTACACCTCCGGTGCTACCAGTCAGATTGAATATGACAGCTTTACGCTGAATTGCAATCAAAGTTGGTGTGTCTCAGATGATGCGTCTAACTTAACAATATCAAGTAGAGGCACGGTTACGGGATCAGATCGATCAGCGACAGTTTATTGGCAAGATGGATCCTGCAAATCCAATGAAATGACCATCACACAAAAAGCCAATCAAGAAGCAAGCTATTCCATTTATGGAGGTGTTGAGTCTAAAACACCAACCGGAAGTGCTAATGATTGGATGTCAGCGGGAGGCGGCACATTTACGTTCTTTACCCAATTAAAAGTTACATATTCTTCAGGGAGTACCGAAGAGAGGTCTGTAACCCAAAACACAGAATACGTGATGGATTCTGGAGGTTACGCTACGGTAACCGGCAACAAAGCGACTATTCCTGGCAGAGGAATTACTATTGGGAATGCACGATATTGTGGTTTTACACAACGTTATAGCATCGGAGGAAAGACCTACACCAGTTGGTTCAATACAGCGCAAAACGGGAACTATGTTGAATCTATTAAAGGGTCGGTCGGAACATTTAGTTATCCTACGATTGGGGCCGGTGCTACAAGTGCTACGCCGGACCTCTCAGCAGGATTTGGCATATTGTTTACCTTTAGCAGTGGCAGTACCTCTTCAAGTGCTCCTGCCTCCACCTACGGCACCTTATCCGTCCCCTCGAGCTTTAAGTTGTCTGCCTCTCAGAATGGGTTTACCGCCGTGAATGCAAGCACCGGGGTCCTCACAGCTACTAACCGAGGAACAACGATTGGAGACGCAAGAACCTCCGGAACAGTCACAAGAACCCTCACAGCTACTTGGACCCCGACAAGTTCGTATAACACCGCCGGAACAAAAACTTCTACCTGGAGCACTACCGCGACTTGTACGCAGGCTGCAAATACCCTCACCTGGAATACACCAACCATCTCCCGTACTACCCCTGTAACCATAGCAGCGGCCGGTGGTACGGACAATGTGGCAACTGGATTGACCTATTCTCAGACGGGTCAGTATTCCAGCGGATCGCCCGCTTCGGCCAATTCCGGAGGAACATTGTCTTACGCGGTCAAAACGGCCAAAACCGGATTTAGTCTGTCCGGATCCACCGTAACGGCAACAAACAACACCTCAACCTCGGCCCGAAATGGGTTTGTGGTAACCATTACCCTAAAGTTAAATGATAAGACCACCACAAAGGATATAACATACAACCAGGCTGCAGGATACTTCACATATGCTAATCCGGTTATTAATGCGACCTATCCGACGATTCCCGCATCGGGTGGAACAGTCACCCCCACCGTATCGTATTCTCAAACCTACGGTTGGAATGGTGCGACCTCGGGGGCTGGTACGGATACGACCGGTGGAAGTATTGGTTATGCAGGGAGCTCAGTGAACACCTCCAATGGTTCAGTAACTGCTGGATCTAAAGGTGCTGTCGCATCCGGCGTAACTGACGTAACAACTGCTACAATTACCGTTACCATGCACGGTAAGCGTAGCGATAAGCAGGTCAAAGTTCAGCAGGCAGCTAACTCCATTGAACGGTATAACTATGGAAATTATACCGCCAGCCTGTCGTTAAACAACACTGCAGCTTTGGCAGCTGGAGCGACTACGCGTACTGTAACATGGGGCTATATTCGAAGATCCAAAACTCCGGTTTACACTTCCGGTGATCCAGGGTCAGCTTCGACGGAAACGTGGAGTGGAACCGCATATTTAACCGTATCGGTGAATTCGGGCGCTTCGTATTGTAGCGTAAACCCGGCAAGCTATACCAATTCCAGCTCTACAACCTCCTCCACTTTAACTAAGACTACGTACGGGACTACCGTCATCTCTGCGCAGACCTATACGCTTCAGGTTCGACAAGGATCCGCTTCAGGTACTGTGGTTGCCTCTACATCAGTTCCCTCTAACGCAAACGCGGTTACCAATTCGAATTACAATCCGCGCATCACCACGTATGGAACGCCCACTGTAAGTATTGGTTCAGGTATGACAGCTGCAGGAGGTTCAGCTACGGTGTCCCATTCGGTATCGAATACGCAAACATATAATGCCTTATATACCTCTGGGGCCACAGGTCCTAATCAAACCAGATCGGTAGCTGGCACCTCTACGATTTCCATCACCTCAAATGGAAATAGTGCATTCAGTCTATCTGGGAATACGCTCTCCCATCGAGATATGGCAACCACTTTGGCAACAGACTCCGTGACCATCACTGCCAAAAACTCGGGAGATACATCCAAAACAAAAACCACCAGTACCTCCATCACGAACTCGCGTAAGGCGACAAGCAGCTCCGGTGGTGTAATAACTTATGGAAATGTCATAGCCGGTACAATTACCAACCAAACTATTCCGGCGGCCGGAGGTTCAGCTACCGCTACTGCCGGCAATGGCTCTCAAAGTTGGAATAAAACAGCTGTTGTAACAACATATACGTATGACTCCGGAGATACGAAACAGGAGACAACAACAGCCGCCTCCTCCGGGAACAACACCATATCGCCCAGCGTATCCTCCATTACAGCCTCAGCCTCTTCGAAAGGTCGAACAGTTTCAGGCCAAACCACTGTGAAATCTCAAACCGTAACCTGGAGTGGATCTGCAGGAAAATCGGCATCTGGAACCCTGTACATCTACCAAGCTGCTAACTCCGTAAAGAGTTATAGCAATATCCTTATCAATCAATTTGGTTATGATAATATCCCATATTCAGGAGGATCCGATTCTCCTGTAATGGATATAACATATGATGTCACTTATGACTCCGGAACATATCGTGATGAACATGGGTTACCTTCAGGATATTCCATCTCCTACTCCATCTCTGGATCAGGTTTTTCAATTAATGCCTCCTCTGGAGTCGTAACGGCCCAAGCTAATGCGACAACAAGTACCCGAAGCGCAACCGTAACCGCTACGATAAAAAATAGCTCAGGTACATCTGTCACATCTACTACTACCAAAATCACCCAGGCCGCAAAACCAGGACCCGTGGATATTTACATCACCACCTCGTTCAATTATGCGACCTCTCAGATCCAAATCAATTTCAGCTCCGCTCCCAAAGACACCTTCTTCATCAAATTCATGGGATATGATCAATTTGGAAGTCTTTGGGAGGGCGTGACTGGATTTACCCCAAGTTCCGAAACTTCATTTACCTATGCTCCCCCAGGATACTCGATAACTAATCAATTTGGTATTGAGGGTGTGGGTGCGACAGAATATACTTTATCGAACATGTCTCCTTATGAAACCTCTAACGCTCGGTACTATTGGTCCAGTGGAATGATAACTATGGTATAACCTTAACTGATAACCTTATGACAAAAGAGAATCTTTGGCAAGTCATCGTCGGAATGGTGGTGGCTGCACTCGGCGCCGTAACCCTCAATATGGGTGTTTTCGCATTAATTCCCGTGCTGATCGTGGCAATCACCTGGGCCGGGATCAAACAGACCTCCGGCAAAGAGTATAAAAACGCGCATGGTGATTACGAAAAGCCTAAGTTCTGGAAAGACTTTGTTCCTGTGGTCGCTGGTGGGGTCGTTATGAGTCTGATTTCAATTTTGTAGAAAGCGGGGCCGGTCATTCCGGCCTACCTTTATCCCTACTCAATAACCTATGGACTGGACTACGATTATTGTAACCATACTCACGCTGCTCATCAGCAATGGCGGATTGGTGACGTTAGTCACGCTGCGCGAAAAGAAAAATGCCGCCTTCTTAGACAATGTCAGCAAGCTGATCGACCAGTGG